GGTCATATCACCTGATGTCACAAAGGATGTACCAGTGATTGTTGTACCAGTGATTGCGGCAGCACTGTTTGCACCGATGGTTGTACCGTCAATCTCACCAGAAGCAATGTCTACCTTGCTGATGTCCACTTCACCTGTACCATTAGGTGTCAGAGCAATGTTGCCATTGGTATTCGTACTGATAATGGTGTTGCCATCAATGTTGATGTTGTCAACGTCAAGGTCACCAACTACGTTAGCAGAGCCTGTGATTGTGAGTGTGGCAGTGTCGATGGTTACAGCGGTAGAGGCATCAATGTCAACTGTGGGGGCTACAAGTTCCAGTTCAACATCGGCATCAATATCAAGTTGACCATCTGCACTTGATACAATCTTAAGTGCAGTATCACGGAAATACATATTGCCTTGCAGATACGCATCTTTGTAAAGCAAAGATGATGTACCCAAGTCAAGTGTATTTGTTGTCTTTGGTTTAACTTCGGTGGCACTTACAACAAGGTCTTGTACTGGACCAACAACTGTAATTGGTCCACCTTCTGCTGAAGTACCATCGTGCGTGTGACCTGTTGATGAGTTGAATGCCGCTTCAATAGCATCATACTCATTGTCCAAGTCAGATGCGTTTACAATATTCCCATCAGCTATATTGTTAGCTACGTCTGCTCGTGTGTAACCTGTACCCATTTTAACCTACCTTCTGTCGTTTATACCATATTCTACTGTTAATGCATCCAGTGAGAATGGTGGGTCACTATTGTCTGAACTAAACTGAAATGAAACAGCAAACCCAGAACCTATAACTTGTCCTTCAAAAAGTTTTTGCAACTTACTACCATACGAAATTGTTCCATATGTACCTGTACCGTAAAATCCTACAACACCTGTAGTGTTTGCAAAACTAATTGGTGTTGGTTGTATAACATTCTGACCATCAAAGTCTAACTTTAAACTAACATCAAAGTTGACACTTCCTTGTGGGTCAGTATACAAAAACAACTTATAAAATGTCTTACGTACACGTGGGTCTTGAATTGGCAGATGAGGTGTGGCAAATGTAGTTTGAATATTGCTGCCATCAAAACTGTTGCCAGACTCCATCTGATACAAGTAGCCATCATCATTAGCAAAGAAAACTACTTCAGTTGTGGCATTGTAATTACTGTCAGCCACATATGCTCTTATACCACGTGTCTCTGCAAAACCTGTTCCTGAACCCCCTTGTTCAGCAAACTGTGTAGCAATGATACCTTGAGCATTTTCTTGTTTAATATTGTTATTATACCCAAGTAATCTGTATTGTGACTTTTCACGAATTATTGTGCTAGTATAAGATGTATTAGCAGCAATAAAGTTTGTCATGTTTTTTTGAATTGGTTTAGATATTGCCGCCAATCCAAAGTCACCAATTCGTTCAGTAGCACTTAACAGTCTTAAACCGTCTGGACCAAGAAATATAATGTCGCCACCAATTTCTTGTATTGTGTCACCTTCAATACATCCAATGTCTTCCGTAATTGGTTGTAAATTAAAATCTGCTACAGTATTACCAAGAAGCTGTTGAATGTGTCTCTCAGTAAAGATAATTAACTGCTGTCTGAATACAAACAATCCAGTAATTACACCGCCTACATCTATTGTTCCAGAACCATTAGCTACAGAAAATGAATCATCAGCATAAGGTGAGGTAAATGTAAGTGTAGTTCCTTTACCAAAAAATAGTGCTTTCTTAAACTCTACTACGTGTGTAGCACCTATAACATCTGTAGGTGCGCTATTTAATACTGTAAATGTTGAACCGTCATATAAAGCTGGAGCATTTGTTCCATCTACTATAGCAACTTTTTCAGTTCCTGTCAAGTTATATTTTGCAAATCTTGTTTTTACAGCACCTTCACGGCTAGTAGATAAAAATGTAAGTGCTGCATCATCTGCTGGGCTGCTGTCAAGTGCTGGGTCTATTGTTAGTGTAGCACTACCTGAAGTTACCGTTGCGTCAGCAGTTACTGTATATACAAGGTCAACACCTGCAATTTTAAATACATCACCTGCTTGTGGCGCACTAGTTAAACCATCTACAATAAGACTTGTGCCTGTTTGACTGCCACCATCTACTAGTACCGTACCATAATTAGGTACATTTATATGTGTATAACCGCTACCTGTTGTAGAAAAAACGTCATCATTTTTTGCTACAATAGCTTGGTCTTCCCAGCTTGCTACACCTAATGCTAAATAGTTAGATGTCGTACTTGTAAATGTTACACTTGCTGCATTTGCTGGACTAGAATCTAAACTTGTAGTCAGTGTTAGTGTAGCACGATTATTTGTACCATCAAATGTAACACCAGCTGATGCTATTGTATATGTACCAGTTACGCCACTAATTGTAAGAGTGTCACCATCTTCTGGTGTGGTATGTATATTACCAATTACAAGTGTTGTACCAGTTTGACTACCACCATGTACAACTGGCGCACCATATGGTGGTATTAAATTGCTATCATACTTATCATATCCTTCAATCCTTCTGTAACCACCTTCAATAGAAGGTTCAAAGTTACGAAGAATACGTGCAGAACCCGGTGCGTTAACCCCTTGCTGTAAAGGGCTTAAATTTGTTATTAGACCACCACGAAACTCTACAGGATAAGTTTGCCATCTATCTACCATAATATTATCCTAAAGGCAGTCTAGCAAAACCAATCCTACCACCGCCACCAGTGTTTTGTGGAATCATGTAAGAACGCACATAGTGGTAACGATTAATAATCATTGAACGCATATGCTTAATGCCTTCTTCAAACTTTTCTTTTGCTACCAATGAGTCTTGCGTATTTCCACGGAAAAGATAAGCATAATGCATAGCACCATCAGTAACTACATGTTTAAATCGTTCTGGAATAACTGGAACGTCATCATACAATTCAAGGTCAACTGGTATACGATAATATTCATATACTAATGAATATGCTTTATCTGGTGCAGGAGTCATAATGTATTCAAGAGAAGGTGTATGCACAACTCTACTTGGAACACCTTGACCGTTTGTATCAGATGAGTATTCTTGTTCTACGTGTTTTTCAAGATACTCTTCATATGCAAGTGTAGGAAGTTTTACTGTAGCATTTCCAAGTGTACTATTTTCTTTAATACGAAAAGTGTCAAAGTCAATTACTTTACAATCAGCAGGAAAAGGATAGCGAGATACACCAGATGTAAGTGTATCTTCTTGCTCTACATGATTAAAAGGCCATTCATACTCTGACTGATTAATATAACGTAAAGAAGCATTAATAGCATCTTTGGCATGAGCATAAAAACCAGTAGCTGTACTAAAATTAGCTGACGTAAGTTCAACCTCATTTAAACGGCGATTGACTTCATTCACTAAACCTAGAAAGTTATATGCCATTTATTTCTCTCTAATTGCAATTTTAATAGTGCGTTCTGCTGTACTGCCTGTGCTATCTGTCATACGGCAAGTAAATGTGTATTCTCTATTTGTTACACCACTTCCTATATTAATAGTAGCTACAGTTGTTGTATTAGATTGTGATATATTTTGAATACTGTCCGTAACTGTACCACCTGATGCAGTTGTTAAGTCTTGTCCAGATGCAAGTGCAGTTTTACCAATCTCATCTGTTTGCACAAACCAAGCAACTGAACTAATTGTTGCAGAGTCAAGAAAACGTGACCAATCTACACTATAATCAAGCGTCTCATCTGGGTCTTTGACAGGCCAACGATATGACATTAATATAACTCCGTTACATACACAGTGCGTTCAGCAGACGTTGTTTGTCTTTCTACATACACTTTTCTATTTTCAAACTCAATAAGCACCATTCTGTCACTTGGAGTTGTACCACGAGGAATATACACTTTCCTACTTTCAAATGGTATATCAACTGTTCTTTCTGCGGCAGTAGACATTATGCTGCTCTTGATATTTTAACTGTTCTAGCACGACTATATTGATTTGCTACAGCTTGGAAATTAAATACTTCAGCAGTTTTTATAATTGTTCCCAGTGCTGTTGTGCCTTGTACGCCTGTTAGTGCATGTGTATTGCTAAACGTAAAGTTATCGCCAACTGCGCCTGTAGCACTTACACTGTTTAATACTTCAGTGGGCTTTTCTTCAAGTGCATTAACAGTGCCTGTTGCTTGAACACCTGTAAGTGTAACTGTGTTGCTATGCTCAAGTGTTCCTATAGAACCTGTTGCACTTACACTGCCAAGTATTTCGGTAATATTAACTTGAACAATGTTTACAGAGCCTGTAGCACTTACACTACCTAAAACCTCTGTTGGTTTTTCTTCTACAGTGTTTACAGCACCTGTGCCTTGAACACCTGTAAGTGTAACAGTATTGCTAATCGCTAGTGTGCCGATTGCACCTGTAGCACTAACGCTACCCAGTATCTCTGTTACATTTACCTGAACGCCGTTAGCTGTTGTTGTAGCACTTACGCTATTCAGCCGTTCAGATATATCAACTTCAAAACCACCAGCAACTACATTTGCAATTGTGCCTGTAGCACTTACACTGTTTAATACTTCTACTATATTTACTTGTACAGTATTAACAGCACCAGTAGCGGTGGCTTGGTCAAGGTTGCTTACAATAACCTTGCCGTACCTAGCTGTTCCGTAGACACCTACTCCGTAAACAGCAGCATTTACGGTAACAGCCATAATGTTTCCTTACGCGATACGAATTACAGCGTTGCTTGCATCAGCGGCAGGAAATTCAATAGTCAAGTCACCAGCAGTAGCACTTACTGTACCACCAAAATCAATAACAGCAATAGCAGCATTACTAGCCGCTGTGTTATAAATAATACAACCGTCAGCAGACACAGTAACGTCAGCAAATACTTCATCTGTAAAATCAACAATAGCGGTAGAACCGTCAAGCGAAATAGTTGCGCCATCTAGTACCTGACCGCCAGCGGTATAGTTTGTGCCAGATGCTTCATCAGAGTTACCTGTGACATCTGAATAATTAGTTGTGCTGGCATTATATGTGCCAGTTGGTGTAGCTTTAATTAAAGCCAGTTTCAAGGAATCTGTATCCAAATCATGGACACCACCAAGAAGTTCTTGTTTAAAGCTGTTACACATTGCAGTTGTGATTGCCATGATTTGTGCGTCCTTTATTAAATCTCATAGAAATGGAAGAGCAAGTTGCCCTGCTCTCCCATATATTATTTAGGCAAGTGTGTCACGGTCTACTTCGTTAGCAGAAGTGTCACCCTGAGAACTTACATCCATCATGACAGCGTAAACACGAAGTTTACCAGCAGTGAAAGATGCACCACTACCTGCAAAGGTAAGGTCAAGAGTGTCTGCAGAAGCAAGAACTACATCAGCAGCAACGGTTGCACTAGGAGCATAAGCACCATCAGCAGCACCGTCAATGTCAAATGCAGTGACATACTCATCAGCATCAGCCGCACCAAGAGTTACGGTAGCGTCTGTGCCAGTGTTCATGGTTGCACTTTCAACAACTTCTACGCCAGCAGCCATAATTTTATGACCTGCAGGAATAGTAATTGCTTGAACAACATCACCTGACGATGGGTCTACAGTAGTAGCCACGATGTCAATTGTGTTTTCAACCATATAAGGGTTGCGACCACGCTGGGAATTACCAGTAGCGGCTTTAAGCAATGAAGTAATTATAGCCATTGTTTAATCTCCCCTTATACCAAGTTAATCTTTGCGTTCACAAGTGCTTCTGGACGAAGAATCTTGCGACCGTAAAGATGCATACCACGAACTATGTCAGCAAAGCTGTCAGGGTCACGGTAGGTTTCAGTCTTGTTAATCTGCTCTGCAGTAGCAACAGCAGAATCATGACCAGCAACAATTAAGCCGTAGTTATTAGCATTAGTACCACCAGTTGTAGAAGAACCAGTGCCAATCTCAGGCAAGTTGTTGGAAACATAGACACGGAAACCATGCAGATTGTTAAGAACCAGACCATTCATCAGACCAGTGCCGCCGAAGTCGCTGTTGAACAGACGTGAGTCTTCATCCATCAGGATTTCTTTAACGATTGGGCTGATTACAAGCCAACGACCTTGTGAGTCTACGTTTTGTTGGTCAAGTTTACGAGCCATACGAGCAATGATTTGCAAAGGATATGCGTTACCGCTACCCAAAACTGCGCCATCATTACCTGCACGTGGACGAATGCCAATGGAAGAGCCTGAAGCACCACCAAAGTCATCAGCTTCCAGCTTCATGCTAGAAAGCAGTTCATCAGAACCTGCAGTTGTGACAGCCTTAGAACCATTAACAGTGGTGTTAACAGTGTCTGGCGTACCATGAATTGCAGACTGAGTGTAACCAGTTAGATAGCCAAGAACGTCTTGGTCAAACTGGTCAGCAAGGCGATAAGCAGCACGGTCACTTGCCAGAGACTGGAAGTTAACGTGTGAATGTGCCTCTTCAATGTCGTCAACCTTAAATGCAAAGTAGTTAGCTTTGTCAATGGTCAGGCTGAAGTCTTCATCGTCAAGGTCTTGTGGAGTGACAGTTGTGCCACGAGCATAAGCCTTAACAGTAATTTCGGGTTCTTTGATAATCTTAACGGAATCACCCATGTTTGCAATCTCACCGAAGTAGTCGG